GGTTCACTGCAAATTTGAGAGAGATGCGTATGTGTAGGTATTGGAAATGCCAAGTTTATTTTGGGGTTTTAGATTAACTATATGGAATGTAAATTAACCTTTTTATTGTTGTTGTTATTCTTATTGTTATTCGTTTTAGATTAACTATATGGAATGTAAATGTTGTAAGAAGTATCATTCTATTTTTTAATCTTTCTGTTTTAGATTAACTATATGGAATGTAAATAGTACATATAATGAGTCTTTAACATCAGTTATGAAAGGTTTTAGATTAACTATATGGAATGTAAATGATTGTACTTTAGCGTCTGCACTAGCTTTGTCTATCGTTTTAGATTAACTATATGGAATGTAAATTATTTTACAGATGAACAATTACAGTTACTTCTTGAATGTTTTATATTAACTAAGTGGTATGTAAATAATGGAAGCAAGATAATTTTTAAAGGTATGGATAATTGTTTTATATTAACTATGTGGATTCAAAATTAAATAGAAAAAAGAAAGCACTTACTTAAATAGTAGGTGCTTTTGTTTTGCTCAAAATTGGTCGGTTGAGTAAAATAATTAGAAAAAATTGGGATAAGTTATTGACTTTTTGGAACACAAATAATATAATTATATTATGGAACACAAAAAGTGAGGTGAAACAATGAGTTCTAAAATGGGAAGACCAAAAGTTGATAATCCTAAAAATATTGATGTCAAAGTAAGATTTGATGAAAATACTCATAAAAAATTATTAGATTATTGTGAGAAAGAAAATCTTACTAGAACAGAAGCAATAAGAAAAGGAGTAGACTTACTTTTGGAGGAAGATAAGTAAAAAAGTAGCCCAACGCCGACCAAAGCATACTGGACTACTTAACCTAGAGTTATCTCTATATGAAATATTCTATCATGTAAAGATAACTCTTTCAAGATAATAAATCGAAAGGGTGATTTTTGTATGAATAATGAACTGATGAATTTTGAAAATAATGAATTAGGAATAAAAATAAGAACTATTAAATATGAAGATGGAAGTATAGGAATTAATGCAGAGGATACAGCTGTAGGGTTTGGATGGTGTCAGACACAGAATAAAAATGGTAAGCAATATGTATCAATTAGATGGGAAACTATTAATAAATACTGTAAAGAATTTGGTTTCCTCAACTTGTTGGGGAAAGATGAGTATATACCTGAATCATTATTTTATCTTTTAGGTATGAAAGCTAAAAATGAAATAGCAGTAAAATTTCAAACATGGTTAGCAGTAGATGTACTACCATCAATAAGACAAACTGGTGCATACATAACTAACAATGCTAATCCCGAAAAACTAAGAGAAAAAGCAAGTGAGATTGAAAAGTTACAATTAGCCTATAACAGCACATCTATGTTAAAAGAATTGCTAGATGGTGCAGGATTTGACAATAAATCCAAACTATTAACAGCTAAAACATTATATAAAAAGGCAGGCATTGATTTACCTATAGAAATTGAAGAAGAGGAATCTTTCTTTGACACAAAACAAATAGCATCTAAACTGAAAATATATTCTAAGAGTAATAAACCAGCACAGTTGGCTGTTTGTGAAATTATTAAAAAGATTGATTTAGAAGAAAACGAAGTCAAAGGCGTTTGGGAAACTAATGGTTCTTGGACTGGTACTGTAAATAAATATACAAAGAGTGTAATAGATAAGGTTAGAAATTGGATAGAGGAAAATAATAGACCTGCTAAGATTGCAGGTGAAAAGAAGAATTATCATGTGGTTTATAAGATTGAGTAAATTTATCAGTTGTATTAAATAATTTAGTTTAGTTTATTTTAGTTTTGAGGGGGATTAATACAATGTGTGAGAATTTACTTAATGAATATAATTTAAAAACTGATGAAGATGTAGAATACTTTGTAAAGTTTGCTACATTATTATATAAATTAAAACAGGACAATGAAGAAAAATTTCAAGAGTATGCAGAGATATTGAGAGGTATTCTTAGGGAACAACAAGAGAGAGAAAATAAGTAAAATAATATAGATAAAGCACTTGAATATTACATAGTTTCAAGTGCTTTGTTTGGTATAAAATGGTATAATAGAGATAAGAGTTATATTAACTATGTGGTATGTAAAGAATGTATAAGGCATCTTCTCAAATTCTGCGTTGGTCATTTTATATTAACTATGTGGTATGTAAAGTGCGTTAACTGCAATAATGCTGAACTCATTTCTTGATTTTATATTAACTAAGTGGTATGTAAATGTTAATTCCTTCAACCTTCTAATAGAAGATGCTTTTAGGTTTATATTAACTAAGTGGTATGTAAATGTTTCAACATTTGACATGTGCTGTGGAGTAATGTTTATGTTTTATATTAACTATGTGGATTCAAAATTAAATAGAAAAAAGAAGCACTTACTTAAATAGTAGGTGCTTTTGTTATTCTTTGCTAGATAAAGTAACAAGTTCATTAGGTGTACATTCAAGAACAAGACAAAGCTTTTCGAATAAATCTAATTTTATAGAACTTGTTTCATTGTTAGCTAATTTCATCATGTTAGGATAAGCTATACCTACTTCTTTAGCTAACCAATATCTAGTTCGACCTTTGGATTCAAGTAATTTATCAATGTTAAAATACATTTTTTCACCTCTTAAGTATATTATACAACAATTATATAATGTTTGCAATATATAATATGCAAACAATATAATTATATAATGTTGACATTATATAATGTGTGCGATATAATATACTTAAGGAATAAAAAATAAGAGCCACTCGCCCCTACCAAGTTTGAGTAACTCTTATTGACATATACTACATATACATTAATTATAGTATATGTCATTCCTTAAAAAAAATCAATTAAGGAGTGTGTTTTTATGAACAATTTAGTACTAATTAACAATCAAGAAGTGCAAGTTAAGGAATTTAATAATCAAAGAGTAGTTACATTTAAAGAAATTGACAGAGTACATGAAAGAGTAGAAGGAACAGCAGGTAGAAATTTTAGAGAAAATAAGAAGCACTTTATAAAAAATGAGGACTATTTTTATTTAGAAGGAAAAGAATTATCAACAATTAAACAGACAACGAATTTCGTTGGCAGTAATGCAAGAGAATTAATCTTATTAACTGAAACAGGTTATCTAATGTTAGTAAAATCTTTTACAGATGATTTAGCTTGGAAAGTACAAAGACAATTGGTAAATAGTTATTTTAGAGTTAAAGAAGAAAAGAAAGAAATGAAAGCATTAGAAAAATTAGAAACAGTTAATGAGTCAATTAGGTTAATAACTCCAATTTTTGATGATTTAAACATTGATAAAAGTATGAAACTTCTTGTAACTAAGACTTTTTTTGAAAGAGCAGGTATTGAATTGCCTCTTGAAGTTGAAGAAAAAGAACATTTTTATGATACAAAGCAGATTGCAAAAAAATTAGGACTTTACACAATGTCTAATAAACCAGCATTTATGGCAGTTAAGCAAATTATAAGAAAGCTTGATATTAAAGAAGATGAAATGAAAACAGTATTAGAAACGAATGGCAATTGGACTGGTACTGTAACAAAATATTCTAATAAGGTTACAGAAAAGGTCAAAGTGTGGTTGAAAGAAAATAATAATCCTATCTCAATCAAAGGAGACAAGAAAAACTACTATATATTGTATAAAAATAATTAGATTTTAGTTTAGTTTTGAGGGGGATTAATACAATGTATGAGAATTTACTTGATATGGATAGAATAGAACTTATTAGAGAACTTGGAAGTATCTTTGAAAAAATGAAAAATGAAAATCCAGATGAATTTTATAGATTTGTAAGTTTAGTGAAAGAAGAATGTAGGAAAAAAAGAGAAAGAGAATAAATAATATAGATAAAGCACTTATAAGTACATAAAAGTGCTTTATCTTCCAAAATATGCTATAATTGTAGTATCAAATATATAGGGTGATTACGCATCCTAAGTGTGAGATTATCCCAAGCAATTGGAATTGATACTCACAAAGATGATTACTAAATAAAGTAATTATCACCGTCCCAATAAACATTGGGTAAAAACATCTGAAATTTAAAAACACTTGGGATAAATTTGATTAATGTTAGTATTTACAATGGTTATGTTGTTTTATTTTATTTAAGAATGTGCATTTTTAAGTGGTTGAAGAATAACATGAGATGTTTTTAAATAGTATTAGAAATACTTCGCTTGTTTGGAAATCATAAGTTGAAGAATAACATGAGATGTTTTTAAATTCATCTAAAAGTTTAGCCCAAGTTTGAACTGCTATCGTTGAAGAATAACATGAGATGTTTTTAAATCTATCTCTTCTTTTACCTTCTATAAAATTTAATTGTGTTGAAGAATAACATGAGATGTTTTTAAATCTATTAGTTACTTTATAGCTTACATAGTAAATGCCTGTTGAAGAATAACATGAGATGTTTTTAAATACTGTTTCTCTGTTCGAAGTATGTGCTACATCTCCAAGTTGAAGAATAACATGAGATGTTTTTAAATGAAAGCCACGCTTGCGCATTAGACTGTTTGAAGTTGGTTGAAGAATAACATGAGATGTTTTTAAATTGAATAAATTCTTTTGTATTTTTATCAAAATACGGCTCGTTGAAGAATAACATGAGATGTTTTTAAATATGTGTTGAAGCAGAAGCTTTTGAGAATGGTTTAGAGTTGAAGAATAACATGGGATGTAAAAATAAATATTTATATAAAACACTTACTTAAATAGTAGGTGTTTTTTAATTGAAAGGATGTGATTATAATGTAAAAATTTTGAAGATATAGTATAATATTCTTATAAAATATAATTTAGGGGGATATTATGAGAGAAGGAAAGAGAAGAAGAGGATGTCTATTTTGGTTTATTCTTATTATTTTATTTTCTGGAGTTGTTGGAGCAATAGCAGGGAACAGTACTAATAATGAAAGCACTGAAAAACAGAAAGAGGATTTAACTAAATATATTGGTGAAGAAGGTAGTATAGGAGATTTAAAATTAACTGTTAATAGCATTTCAAAAGCTAGTGAAATATCAGTAGCATCTGGTTATTTAGCATACACTCCAGATAGTGGCAAATATGGTATTATAAATTTAACAATAAAAAATCAAACTAAGGAAAGCCAATCTTTTATGCTAAATTCATTCACATTAATAGGACCAGATGATTCAAAATATGTTCCATCTTTATTGATTGATGTAGGAAATAAATATATAACTATGGATACTGTAAATCCTAATTTAGATGTAACAGGTAATATTGCATTTGAAATTCCTAAGGATTTACTAGTTTCTGATTGTAAACTAAAATATAGTGGTTCAGAGCAAGAATTTATATTAAAAGAAAAATAATATATAGATTTAAAAATATGAAGCATTTACTTTAAATAAGTAAGTGCTTTTTTAATTGAAAGGAGGTGATAATAATGTAAAAATTTTACTTATATAGTATAATTACATTATAAAATTATTGTACTGGGGGGGAATCTTATGGGGTTATTTGGAAAGAAAAAAGCAGATATATGTTGTATTTGTAATACTGAGATAGGAGTACTGAATATTGAAGATGGTTGGATATGCAATTCTTGTTTTAAAGAATATTGTGATGCACTTTCTATGACTAAAGCACCTAAAATTTTAAGAAAATTAGATATTGAAAAGACTATATCATCAACTAAAAAAAATAATGAACTTCAAAAAATATTTAATACAACTAATAATATAGAAAACTATATAGAATTTGATGAAGATAATAAAAAATGGTTTGTGTCTAAAAAAAGTATAAACGATAAAAAAACTCCTATCATTCATTCTTATGAAGATATCGTGGAATTTGAACTTCTTGAAAATGGTGAAACTGTAACTAAAGGAGGAATAGGAAGAGCTTTAGCGGGAGGAATTTTATTTGGAGAAGCAGGAGCTATAGTTGGAGGGATAACAGGTAAAAAAACAACAAGAAAAGTTGTTGATACATTTAAAATTAAAATAACAATTAATAATATTGATAATCCTATTGAGTATATCGAATTAATTAATAAAAAAACAAAAACTAATTCTAGTGCTTATGAGAAAGCTTACAAAGATGCCCATAAAATTTTATCAATATTATCTGCTATTACACAAAGCATTAAAGAGACAGACAATATAAATACTAAATCTGTAGCAGATGAGATATTAAAATATAAGAATCTTTTGGATATGGAAGCTATTACACAAGATGAATTTAATACTAAGAAAAAAGAATTATTGAATTTGTAATATAATAAACACTTACTAATGTAGGTGTTTTTTTATATGGAAATTTATGAAAGGAGAGTGAGGAAATGGCTACAATACAAACTTCAATAAAGATTTTCGACGGAATGACACCAGCATTTCGTAATATGACTAATTCTATTAATACAACAATTAATAGTTTAGAGAGATTGCAAGGCAGATTGAATAATCCACTCAATGCAGGTAATATACAAGCTTCTCAACAAAGTTTGAATAACATAGAAAGTATTCTCACAAGGATAGAACAGAAAATTGGAAGAAATACAAATGAACAGGAAAACTTTAATAATAAAATAAGACAAGGTAGTGAAGCAGGTTCTCTATTAGTGTCTAAATTAAAAAGTATTGCTGGGATATACATTGGAATAAAAGGAATAGATAGTATTACAAAAGTAGCAGATACAATTGCAAGTACAAAAGCACGTTTAAATCTAATGAATGATGGCT